TTGTAGCCTACGACCTTGGCTTGGGTAAAACTGTCCTGACTATCGCTGCTATTGAAGAGCTTAAAGACCTTGGTAAGATAACTGAGCCAGGTATTATTATTTGCCTATCCTCATTGAAGTATCAGTGGGCCGAACAGATTAGGAAATTTACAGATGACGCTGCAAACGTTGTGGTCATTGATGGAACGCCAAAACAACGAGCCATCCAATACGGGGAAGCGGTCGACTGGGGGCATTCGCTCATTGATTACGTCGTTCTTAACTATGAGCAGGTTGTTAACGACTGGGACTATGTTCAACATCTCGCAAGAGGATTCGTCGTCTGCGATGAAGCAACAGCCATCAAAAGTTTCAGATCAAAACGATCAAAGCAAGTAAAGAAGCTAACTAGCCAAGTTAAGTTTGCTCTCACCGGTACACCTATCGAGAACGGTAAGCCCGAAGAACTATACAGCATCATGCAGTTTGTAGACCAGAAGGTACTGGGCCGGTTTGATTTGTTTGACAAGACTTTTATTGTTCGTAATCACTTTGGTGGAGTAGAGAAGTATAGGAACCTTCCTACATTAAATAAAGCTATGGCAGAAGCTAGTGTTCGTAAACGTCAACAGGATCCTGATGTAGCGCCTTATCTTCCAGACACTATCTTTGCTGAGCCTATCCGTGTGCCGTTTGATAACGCTGGAGCAAAGCTCTATAACATCATTGCCAGAGAGATCTTGGAAGACCTTGAGCAAGCTATAGATAACTACGGGTCATCGTTTGATTTGTTCTCTCACTATACCGGAGAGAGTCAGAACGAGGCTGCCAATGCCCTCAAGGGTAAGATCATGTCTAAACTAACAGCATTAAGAATGCTTTGCGATGCCCCAGCTTTGCTTAGCCATTCAGCTGGTCGTTACCGTAAAGACGGAGACGCAGGTTCTAAGTACATAGCTGATCTAGATGAAGGTGGAAAGCTTGCTAGCCTAAAGGCTCATCCAAAAGCTGATGCATTGCGACGCTATGTAGCAGAGTTCCTAGATGTTAATGATCAGAATAAGGTTGTTATCTTTACTAGCTATGTATATATGGTTAAGCTGCTTGAACAAAGTCTTGAAGAGTATCAGCCACAAATTTATACGGGAGAACTAGATGCTAAAGCTAAAGAGGTTGCTAAGGTCACTTTCCAAACTGACCCAAGTTGCCGTGTACTTATTAGTTCTGACGCCGGTGGCTATGGCGTGGATCTCCCTCAGGCTAACCTACTTATTAATTACGATCTTCCGTGGAACGCAGGTCTGGCGCTACAACGTAATGGGCGTATACGAAGGGCCTCTAGTACTTGGCCTTCAATTGTTATTCAAGACTTCTTAATGGAGGGCTCCATAGAGGAGCGACAGCACGACATGCTGCTTCAAAAGAATGCAGTAGCCGATGCCATTATGGATGGTGAGGGTATTAACTCTGCTGGGGGTGTGGAGTTAAACTTGGGAAGCCTTAAGGCGTTCTTACAGACTACTATGGTTTAAAATATTCTTTATGCCAAACGCACCTAAGACCCCAACCCGTACCATCCGGGTATCTAATGAGCTCTGGACCTCTGTCAAAGACAAGGCCGAGATCGATGGCCGTACTGTTACGGACGTAATCATCTCTGCCCTAAAAGAGTATGTGAAAGTGGATTTGCAAGACTAAAACATCTGTGCTATATTGTTTAATAGGGGGGTAAATATGCCAAATGTAATTGAAAGAAACTTGCCTAGTGAAGGCAATCCAATTGTAAGCAAGGTACGTAAGTATGTTAATTTACGTAGCCGCATAGAAGACCTGACTAAGGAACAGTCTAGTCTTAAGACGGAGCTATCAGATCTCGTTGATAACGAGGGTACTCCTGATGAGAAGGGCCATATCTGGTACTCGCTACCAGAAGAAGTAGATGGCTATCAATCCTTACAGCGTCAACGTCGTGTAACTCAAAAGCTTGATGAAGATACTGCTCGTGCAATCCTAAAGCAAAAGGGTCTTACTGACCGCTGCTATAAGCTTGTGCCTGTTCTTGATGAAGCAGAAGTAATGGCTTGTCTATATGAAGATCTTCTTACAGAAGAGGAGATCGACTCTATGTTTCCTAAGTCTGTTAGCTACGCGTTCATTCCGAGCAAGTCATGACTAACCAGGATCCAGTAGACCGTATGTTTGCAGAGCTGGATGAGTTCTATCCAGGCTCTAAGAAGAAGCGTCGTCCTCTGAATCCTCAGGCTAAGAAACCTAGAGTAAAAAAAGAAGAAGGATCCTGGGACTCAGATCCTCAGGTAAAGAAACTACCTAACGGAAGTGTGGTAGAATTATTTAGTGCAGGGGCTTTTGCTCTTGCGCTAGGTCGTCCGCTAGTGACTATCAGACTTTGGGAACGCAAAGGTTATATACCACGTGCACCTTATCGTCTCAAGTCTATAGTAGTTGATGGTGTAAAGAAGCCAGGTTGGCGGATGTACAGCAGAGACATTGTAGAGGCGACTATAAAAGCTTTCGAAGCCCGAGTGCTTATGGAAGCCCCACGAATTGACTGGAACCGACATACAGATCTATCAATTGAATTGATGGAAACCTGGAGAAAGATTCACAGTCAAGAAACAAACTAATAACCATGATCCACTGATCCTATGAAAGAAGAAACCAATGACCACATCACTACGTATCAACAAGTCAGACGTTCCAAACGTTGACTCATACACAACAGCAGCATCTCTAGAAGCAGATGACCTGTTTATTGAAGAGGACGAAAATACATCCTCACCAACATCCTCCAGCATTCAGACTGGTTGGAGTGCAGCCAAGAAGGCTGTAGCTAAATCTACTAAATCATTTGCAACTGACTTCAAGTTTGATGAAGATGTTCAGCTTGTAAAGTTTATTTCCGACGAACCAATTGTGTTCATGCAACACTGGGTTAATCGACCAGGAAAGAAATCATTTATCAGTATTGGCGAAGGCGACCCACTTGTTGAAGTAGGTAGCATTCCATCACAGAAGTTCGCCTTTACAGTTCTAAATCTATCTGATGAAGAACCACAAGTTCAACTAATGATTGTTGGTGTACGTCTCTGTGGACAACTTGAGAAGCTTGCTTCTGATAAGAAGACAGCACCTCTCAATCGCCCAGACATGTACTACGCAGTAAGTAAGACTGGCACGGGGACCAAAACATCTTACAGCGTTGTACCTGTTAAAGAACGTGACCTTGCTGAGGAATGGGATATCGATCCTGTTGCTGCTGCTGAGTTAATCAAGACCCTAAAGCCACTTGGACCTGAAGCTCTCCATACTTCAACCAAGGCAGAGCTTGCGGAGATTGCTCGTGAAATCGCAGCCAACGGATAAGTAGTCCCATCTTGTTGAGGGAGCCGGGTTTTTGAACCTCCTTTCTACCGGCTCCCTTAACCAAACCTTAGGAGCGCAATGAATATCATTACAACATCTGAACAGTTACAGGATCTTGTGGACTACTACATGTCACAAGACGCTTTTGTATTTGACGTAGAAACCATGGGCGACCATCGTGGAGATCCACGACAGAACCAAGTCGTGTGGATTGCTATGGCTACAACTGATCGTGTCGACGTTATTCCTATGGGTCATCCTAATGGAGAGTATCTTCGTACAGACTATCCTTTACTACCTTCTGCACAAGACCGCATCATTAAAGGTCTTCCTCTTCGTGCATCTGATTACAGTAAAGATGAGCGTAAAGCTACCAAAGTATTCGGAGCAGCTCCAGAGCAGCTTACACCTGGAGAAGTATTTAAAGCCCTTAAGCCATTGTTCTTTAGTGACATGCTTAAGATTGGCCACAACTTAAAGTTTGATCTACAGAGCGTTACGAAGTATCTAGGGCAATTGCCTACAAAACCATATGCGTGCACCCTCAACGCAGCTTTTGTCCTAGATACTCGTAACAACCATAACTTAGGTCTTGATGATTGTTTGAAACGAGAGTTTGATTACCACATGGTCAAGGGTGTTGGCGCACAGATTGAGGCCCATACCTTTGATGACGTTGCTACTTACGCAGGGCTAGATGCAGAGTGGACTTGGAAGCTATGGAATAAGTATGCTCCTAAGTTAGAGCGTGACAATGTTCTTGGCGTGTTTAAGCTTGAGATGGATGTGCTGTATGTGATCTCTCGCATGGAGCTTCACGGCGCAGACATTGATGTTGAGGCTCTTAAAGTTCTTAAAGAAGATCTTGAGAACCAGCTAGAAGAAACTAAGGCAACTATCTATCGCTTGGCAGGAAAAGCATTTAATATCAACAGCGTACCTGAGAAACAAAAGCTATTGTTTTCTAGTAAGAAGGAGGGTGGTCGCGGACTTAAACCACGCGTACTCACCCCGAAGGGCGTCAAGAATGATGAGGCAGGTAATGACCTTGTCATCTCAGATTTCTCGGTATCTGAACCAGCAATTAAAGCATTCATGGGCAAGGATGCTCTGGTTGACGCCCTTCTTAATTATTCTGACCTGAATAAGTTACTGACTACTTATGTAATTCCATACCTTGGTGGAGACATAACTAGAACAACTTCAGGCAAATCTAAAACAGTGGCTAAGAGAGCACTGTTATTGAACGGCAGGATCCATACAGATTTCATTCAGTATGGTGCGGAGACTGGACGTTTCTCTAGTCGTAATCCAAACCTACAGAACGTGCCTAACCCACGTACGCCTAATGGAAAAGCTATTAGAAATCTTTTTGTTCCACCAGAGGGTTACCAACTTGTTGTAGCTGACTACTCCCAGATCGAACCTCGCATTCTTTCCTCCTTTAGTGGTGATAGAGTGCTGTGTCAAAACTATCTAGACGGCGTAGACATTTACACAACTATTGGTGATACTGTTGGTGTAGACCGCAGTGGTGCTAAGACCCTTGTTCTAGGTATGATGTACGGTATTGGTCCTGAAAAGATTGCTACCTCTATCGGCGTGTCCGGTAAAGAAGCTCGTGACCTATTGGATAACTTCGCACGTAAGTTTCCTTCCATAACTAAGTACAAGCGTCAGGTTGTAGCAGAGACACGTAGACGTGGGCCTGTTCCTTACGCACTTACATATATGAACCGACGTCGTTACTTGCCAGACATGTTGTCTCGTGAGGTTGGAAAGCGTGCTGGAGCAGAGCGTCAGGCTTTTAACACTGTTATTCAAGGTTCAGCAGCAGATCTTATTAAGCTGGCTATGGTACGGGCAGAAGGACTACTGCCAGACAAGGCTGCAATGATCCTTACTATTCACGATGAACTGGTAACAGTTGCGCCAAAGGAAGTAATCGAAGAGACAGCTGCAGCTATTCGTGAGGCTATGGAGGGCATCAAAGCTCTGTCAATACCTATGCTAGCAGATGTTAAAATAGTAGATAAATGGGGAGAGGCAAAAGACTAATGTTTAATCGAAAGAAGAAAAAGAAAAAGAGCCGTGTTGAGATTAAACATGTACCTCTGCCTATACTAATGCGCCAAGCTATATACGACTCTATGTTAGAGCCTGCAGAAGGTATAGCAGAAGCTTTAGGGTTACCTCCTATTTCTGATGAGGTATCTGAGATGGAAGAGCTAGAGAGTCAAAAGCGTTTAGAGCGCTTTGCTAGTCTAATTCCTTTTATCGATTCTCATTCAGACTTAGCTTCTCGCATCACAGCTGCAGCTTATTTGCTAGATGATGATGACCAAGATCTAGATGTCTTAAAGCTTGGTGCTGATGTGGAAGAGAAGCTTGTAGATCTATTTAAACTTGTAGCGATATCTTCATCAGTATCCTGCATATCAACTCTTTTTAACTTAGGACTATTAGAATCAAAGGTGGAAACAGATGTCGAATAATGATTGGTGGGCTCGTAGATTAGGCGGTGGGTCAACACCTAGACAGGCAATGCCTCCTACAGGACCTGCTCCTCAGGTTCCATATGTACCTCCAGCACAGCAACCTAATGTACGTGTTGGGTATAACGCAGAAACAGATCAGCTAGTTACTAAGGCGCAGAGCGCTAAGCGTTCTGATACATGCCCTGACTGCGGATCAGGAAATTACTTTGCTCCGCAAGGAACACAGCGCATGCGTTGCTATGACTGCGGTTACCCTATACAACAGACTGGTTCTGGTATTGCAGGTACCGGAGGCAGCAGCTCAGGGCCTACACAGAAAGCAATTCAAGTAGGGCAGTCAGGCGGATTTAACCCAACAACAATCGTAGATAGGATCGGATAATGGCAGTTATTAACTCAGAGGCATTAAAGATTGTTGCACAGCTGAACAAGAAGCTAGGGCAGAATACTGTGGTTGCTGCAAGTGAAGTGATCCTTTCTCCACGTATAACAACTGGTTCACTAACACTGGATGTTGTTCTAGGTGGTGGCTGGCCAATGAATCGTTGGGTAGAGCTTATCGGTGAGGCGTCTCATGGTAAGACTGCATTAGCTCTTCGCACGATTGCTGCTAACCAACAGGCTAATCCTGACTTCACTGCGGTGTGGATTGCTGCCGAAGATTTTGATTCAAAGTACGCCGAGCTCTGCGGTGTTATAACTGAGCGAGTTATTCTTGTAGAAACTAACAACATGGAGGACGCATATGAAGCGGTTATTAAGTTTATGGAAAGCAAAGCTGTGGATATGGTCGTTATTGATTCTCTTCCTGCCTTGGTTCCTGGAGCAGAAGATGAGAAAGAAATGGATGAATTCACCGTTGGACGAGGAGCTTTAATCACCAACAAGTTCTTCCGCAAGGTTGCGTCAGCAACAAAAAGAGATTTGATTGACTCAGAGCGCCCAGTATTGGGCATGATGATCAACCAATACCGTATGAAGATTGGCGTTATGCACGGCGATCCTCGTACAACTCCGGGTGGTCTTGGCAAAGACTATGCCTACAGCGTTCGTTGCGAAGTAAAGCGTGATGATTGGCTAGAGGTAGGCACTGGACAGGAGAAGCGCCGTGTGGGGCAAACAATCCGTGTCCGGACAATTAAGAACAAGACTTACCCGCCACAGCAAACAGCTTACCTCGACTTTTACTTTGCAGATGGGGGACCAGTTAACGCTGGAGGTTACGATTCCGGTAAGGAAATTGTTGCCCTATCCATCCTCAATGGCATCGTAGATCGTCGGGGTGGCTGGATGTACTATAATGATCGTAAGTGGCAAGGAGCTCAGGCTCTTATTGATTCACTTCGTGAGGAGATTGACCTTCGTGAAGAACTCACAAGGGCAGTAATGGACACTCTCAAGGGTGCACCAGTGCTGATGATTGAGCCTGACGATGAAGAGTGAAGGTCAGAAGCAATCTCTAAAGCATGAAAAGCGTTTAGAGAAGGTAACAGGTGGCAAGCGCAGTGCCGCCTCTGGTGCATTTTGGTCTCGTAAGGGGGACGTCAGAAGTGACGACCTTCTTATCGAGCACAAGTGGACCGGTAAGAAGTCGGTAACTATCAAGTCAGAAGTACTTGAAAAGATTACTAAGGAAGCAATACTTGATAGCAGAACTCCGGTTCTTGGTCTGCATCTTGATGGCGAAAACTATGTGGTACTACTAGAGGAGGATTTTTTTGAAATGCGTAATGCATTAAGAGGTGAGTAGTGCGATATAGTGATGATCCAGCTTGGACTTGGAGATACGAAGCAAAGTGTCGTGGAGAAGATACAGAGATGTTTTTTCCACCACGAGATAAAGCTTTGTACAAGCCAATTGCGGATAAAGCAAAGGCCATATGCTGGGGTAAGGATGGAAGACCTCCTTGTCCAGTAAGAAAAGAATGTCTTAAAGAAGCAATATTAAACGATGAGTTGCATGGAATCTTTGGTGGGCTATCTCACCGAGAACGAAATGCAGCGCAGAGAAAAATTAAAAAGTTAGGTCTAACATTGGACCAGTGGCTCGACCTGGAGGGTAAGCATGGCAAAACCGACAACGATTCAGAGCAAGGATCTTAAAGCATTTCTTAATGCAAATAAAAGAGAGACTCGCTTGATGGGTGCCTTAGAGCGCCATGTTCTTTCTCAACCGTTTGATGACCGTGATCAGTCTTATATCCATCCCTCAGATATTATTAAGCCAGAGTGGTGTGCTGTTGCCCAATACCACGCTATCAAAGGTAACTATGTAGAGACAAGAGATAAGACAACGCTTCGCCTAGCATCTATCTTTGCTGAGGGGCATACGATCCACGCCAAGTGGCAGAAGTGGTTTGAGGATATGGGTGTCTTGTACGGCAAGTGGTACGACCCAGCTACTAAGACTCATACATGGGCTACGTCTAAAGACTTAGCAGGGCTTGCTAACAAAGAATATGCTGAAGTATCTCTTCGTAGCGATAAGCACATGATGCGTGGGCATGCTGATGGTTGGATCAAAGGTCTTGGAGATGACTGCCTGATTGAGATTAAGTCAATTGGTACAGGAACCATTCGTATGGAAATGCCTGCAATGATGTCTCAATACAACAATGATATTGACGTTGTATGGAAGAACATTCGTACACCGCTTCGCTCTCACCAGCTTCAAGGTCAGGTATACCTGCACCTATGCCACCTAATGTTGGCAGAAGGTTTGCTAGCTAGTGCTCCAGATGAGATCGTATTTATCTATGAGCTTAAAGCTAACCAAGAATATAAAGAGTTTGTAGTAAAGTACAACCCAGAATATACATCTGAGATCTTTGATAAAGCTCGTGATGTAGCTTGGGCTGTAGAGAATAATCGTGAGCCAGTGTGCAATATCAACCCAGAAAAGGGATGTAAGCGTTGCGCACCGTTTAGAAATGGGGAGCTATCAGATGAGCGTAAGTAAGCAAGTTGTTGATGCTTTAACAGAGCTGGGTTTTTCTTTGGCACCTAAGCCGGATGAATCTATCCCACCACTGCCTAGAGACATAACAGATCTAGACGACGAAGGTCTTATGGATTTGTTTGTCCACCTAACTCAATGGAACGATCACTTAGCTGGAGCTTTAGCTATCTCTATTATTAATGAAAGAGAAGCTCAACGTGCTGTAGATCAGTACGAGGCTACCGGTATGCTTAAGGGTTGGACCGGAGGTAAGAACGATAGAGTTGCTTTGGCCAAGGCCACTATCGCAGCTACAGAAGAAATGCAAGAGCTTGTGCACGATCTGGATATTAAGTATGCGTTTCGTAAACTATTAGAGACCAAGACTCTTAATGTTGAAAGAGACAGTAACGTAGTATCTCGTGAGCTTACGCGTCGCACATCAGCTGGAGAAGGATTACGATCACGACAACGGAGGTTTAACACATGACATGGGAACAACTATCATTATTTACAGATGAAGAGCTTGGCATTAAGACTGTAGCAAAGACGTGGAAGTATCGTGAAGAGGAGCTACGTCAGCAGATCGCAAAGGAAGTGTGGGAGGCAATCACAGGAGAGCCTCATGCCTAGTCAGAGTAGGAAACATCGTGGGTACAGATCACAAAAAGTTGTCGCAAACTACCTCGCAGAGAATGGGTTTCCATTTGCTGAGAGCACTGGTGCTGGTCGGAGTGGTACTGATGTTACTGGCACAATCGGAATTGATTGGGAAGTAAAGGCCCGTAAGGATTTCAACCCCAGTGCGGTTATAAAGCAGTTAAAGGAGCGACATAACGGAAAAGATCTACCCGTAGCTGTACTGCGCTTAAACGGGCAGGGAGAGGCCTCTATTGGGGAGTGGGTGACCATCCTACGACTAGAGGATTTTGTAGGGTTACTTAGGGCAGCGGGATACGGAGATACACCGTAGTATATTCCCTTAGGTGGGCGACTAAAACTCGAACCTAAAGGACTACAACTCGTGACAGATATAACAGAAGAGAAGTTTTTGCGTGTAAGCGCAAGCTCAAATGCTCAATCAGTAGGCTCAGCTATAGCGCATGCGCTATACGAAAAGCCTCAGGTGTACCTACGCGCTGTAGGTGCCTCAGCAGTTAACCAGGCAGTAAAGGCAATCGCTATTGCCAGCGGTTATGTGGCACCTCGTGGTATGAACCTGTCTTGCCGTCCAGGATTTACAACAGTAGATTCAAGAGACGGTCAAATTAGCGCAATTGTCTTTACAATCACCGTAAGTTAATATAGACTTTGCAGTGAGATCTCACTAACAGTTAGGTACTAACAAATGGCTAAATCAGATATGGACTCTGCTGCTGCAGCAGGTAATACACAGGGTCGTAAAACAATGGGTGCTGGAGAAGGAACTAAGTTCACTTCACCATCAGCTAACCCTGCTTCAGGTAAGCTTATGCCTAAGGGCAACAAGCAAGCCGGAGACCCAACCGCTATGGGAACAAAGGCTTCGCGTACAAACGTGCCAGCTGCCCAAGGTGGAGAACGAAAGGGTGCTGCGTATTCAATCAAGGCATCTTACATGAAGAACACTTCCCCAGAAGCTGGCTTAACACTAGCTAATGCACCAGTCATGCCTTCAGTTATGAAGCGTGGCGGTTTTTCATCCGGTATTGAATCTTCATACTAATATAGAGTATAATGTTTAATAGGGGCCTATAACCTAGGCCCCTATTAAGTAAACAGGAGGCGCAATGAGTTTAGATGCTTTGTATTCAAAAGCAAAAGTAGAGAACCCCAACGTTGCAGGTAAATGTGTTGTGGGTGCATGGGCTACATCCCTTAATGACAGTGATCATATAGCGTTTGTAGACTCATTAAATGATGATGACTTCTCCACTAGAAGTCTGCATAGTCTTTATAAATCAGCAGGCGCAACATTCGGTATAACGTCGCTCAAAGAGCACAGAAACGGGAACTGCATATGTCACTAAAAGATAACTACAATACCGCCAAGTCAGAAGTTGAGGCCAGCAGTGGCTTAAATTCCATTGAGAAGCTACTTAAGTCTAATGGTTTAAGTCCTGAAGATGTAGGAAAGATTAGCAAGGTCAGCTTGTCTACTAATCCTGACGATACTAAAATTATTCTTTCTCCTAAATGGGGAGAAGGACCTGCGTGGCAACCAGTACAGCATGCAGAGCCTGTTATAGTACAGCCTAAGGTTCAGACAGCTTCGCTTATTAGCAGCGACTGGAAAGTTGCTGTAGCATTACCGGATCCACAGATTGGATACCGTAGATATGAAGATGGGTCACTAGATCCGTTCCACGATGAGGCTGCTATGGATGTAGCGCTTCAAGTTGTGGGGCTAGATCACGGTCATCCTCTTGCACAGATTATTAATCTAGGAGATTTCCTAGACCTACCTATGTATGGAACCTACGAACAGGAGACTAACTTTGCTCACACTGCCCAGCTTGCTATTAATCGTGGCCATCGTTTTCTTGCTGAGCAGCGAGCTAATGCCGGCGTGGATGCGAGAATTATCCTTCTTGAGGGTAATCACGACAAGCGTCTTAACCGCTTTATTAACAACAACGCTGCTGCTGCTTACGGTATTAAAGTAGCTAACATGCCAGAGGCTTGGCCAGTGCTAAGCCTACAGAATTTACTACGATGTGAAGAACTTGGAGTGGAGTTTATCGATGGTTACCCAGCTGCTGCACATTGGATTAATAAGCGTCTTCGTGCTATGCATGGTGATCGTGCCAATGCCTCCGGTTCAACGGCTGCTCAATATGCAAATTCGAATCCAAATATATCCACGCTCTTTGGTCACACTCATCGGATGGAACAGCAGTCAAAGACGGTATTTGATCGTGACCAAGCAATTAAGAGCGTCTCTTTTAGTCCGGGATGCCTCTGTCGAGTTGATGGAGCAGTACCCTCTGTCAAAGGTGGGGTGGACGTTAAAGGGCAAGCTCTCCAGTATTTTGAAAACTGGCAACAAGGTGTAAGCGTTATCTTCTTTAAAGATGGAGACGACGATAGTTTTCACTTCGATCAGGTTCATATCCACAAGGGTAAGACAATGTATCGAGGTCAAGAAATCCACTCTACGGTGGACACGGTGGGCAACCCACTGTAATAAAAAAGCCCCCAGTTATTAGCTGGGGGCTTTCTTATTTAATTGATTACTTACCGCAAGTAGGACACTTAGCTGGAGCAGCAGCTGGAGTAGCTGCTGTGGCTCCCTTAAACTTAGGGCGACCAAAGCCTACGATTGAGATCATAACCTTCTTAGGGTTCTTCTTGTAAGCACGAAGCTTCTTAGATACCTGACCACCGTTACGCTGTGAACCCTTTTCATCTGAGCTTGTATTTCCTTCAATGCACCAGACTGTTCCATCGCCGTTGTCCTTGATAACAATTCCAACGTGAGAGATACGATCTACGCCATCTGATGGGAAATCAAAATATGCAATATCTCCTGGTTCTGGATCAGCTAAGTCTCCGTCAATCCAAGCATCTTTCTTCTTAAATGCTGCTGCCCCACTAGGTGTGTAAACGGTATTAGGTACCTTTACACCAGCTTCGTTAGCGCACCAGTTTACGAAAGATCCACACCATGGCTGAAAGTTAGCCTTGGTATACGCACCGTACTTTGTTTCATTATCTTTAGGTCCTTCAATAGTTCCTAGCTCTGCAGTTGCTACTTCAATGAGTCGTGCTGCTGTACCTTGATCAGCCATTTACAGTCTCCTCATCATCCTTATCCCAATCTTCATCGATTGGTTGTTCTTCTGGTACCTGTCCGTCAGGCTTACCAGATGCAACTGCTGCGTAAGTTACCGCACCAGCGGCACTAATAGTTATGTCTGTTCCGTTTTGCTTAGCCTCTACCTTGAGGTCGTGTTCACTCTTCGCTTTAGTATCTACCGCAGCGAATGCAGCGTTGATCTCTTCTAAATCTAATTTACCGTCATTCATAAAGCCGCGGGCAAGTTTTTCAACTACTGCTGCAACAGCTGTAAGACCAGCTACAGTTACTGCTGTGAGTGTGTCAACTCCTGCAATAGCTCCAGCACCGATAACAGATAAACCGCTAGCTGCAAACGTAGCTACGATTCTTAAAATAATATTTCCGATTGATTTCATTATTCATCCTTTGGGTTACGAATTGGATAGGTGACCGCCCAAGCAAATAGTGTTCCAATGATTGCATAACCTACGATGGTCTTAGCAGATCCATCAAGGACAACCCAAGCAATAAACATGCCTAACAATGTCCATAGTTGATCAACCATGTCTGTAAATACTTTTTTCAAGGTTTACGTCTCCTAACGCCTTTACTGTCTCCGGAAGCGCCTCCGCCTCCTCCTCCACCGCCGCCACTGCTAGAACCACCTGATGTGGACCCACCTGTAGCGCCTGCAGCTGCTCCAACAGCATTCATTGCAGCTCCCGCTGCGACCACTGTTGCAACAACCATGTCAGTTGCTTCTTCACGTTCTTCTGTACTCATATCCGCACCGATACTTCCGAGTGCTTGGAGGGCTTGACCAGGGTCATTGAATAATTCACCGATTAATTCCGCAGGATTCTCTAACAATACGAGAGCTGCAGCAACGTCTGCTGTAATTATAACGTCATTACCGTTTTCATCCTGCCTAACCTCAACAGGAGTAGATGCTGGGAGATCCTTATACTCAAGCCCTGCAGCTGCAATAGCTTGTGTAGATACAGGCCCACCGTTAGCTTGTTCAATAAGAGTAGAAGCAACTACTTCTTTCTGCTCCACAGTAAGCTTTCCCTCTTCTGCTGCCTTCTTTAAAGCAGCTGCTTCAGCTGCCGCTTTAGCCTCAGCTGCAGCTTTTGCATCCGCTTCTGCTTTTGCATTAGCTGCCGCCTGTGCTTTAGCCTCGGCCTCTGCTTTAGCTGCTTCTTCAGCTTTAGCTTTTGCTTCAGCCTCAGCCTTTGCATTTGCTTCTTCCTGTGCCTTAGCCTCTGCCTCTGCAGCTAATAGTTCTGCTTCAGCTTTAGCTGCTGCTTCTGCTTGAGCTTTAGCTTCTGCTTCTGCAGCTAAACGTTCTGCCTCCGCTTTGGCAGCTGCTTCTTCAGCAGCTTTAGCTTCTGCTTCAGCCTTTAGTCGTGCTTCCTCAGCAGCCTTTGCTTCAGCCTCTGCTTTAGCTGCTGCTTCTGCAGCTGCTTTTGCTTCAGCTTCTGCCTTAGCTGCAGCTGCTTCCGCAGCAATTCTTTCTGCTTCAGCTTTAGCAGCAGCAGCTTCAGCCGCTAATCTTTCTTGCTCTGCTTTTTTAGCTGCAGCTTCAGCAGCAAGTCTTTCTATCTCAGCAAGTCTTGCAGCCTCAGCTGCAGCTGCTTGACGAGCTGCTTCTGCAGCAGCTGCTTGTTCAGCAGCAATGCGTGCAGCTTCAGCTGCAGCTTGTTCTGCCGCAATTCTGGCAGCTTCAGCAGCATCTACTATAGTAGTTACTACAGAGACTGCTGTTTCAAGCGCAGTTTTAGCATTATTAGCTGCAGTATTTGCTGCGTTAGCTAGGTCTACAGCTGTAGATACTGAAGCTGTAGCTGTATTTGTTAGCTCTGTTAATGTTGTAACAGCTGCAGTTTTTACAGCTGTCTTGTCTGTAACAACTGCTTCAGCTGCAGTTTTTTGTACTGTAAGATCATTAAGAGTAGTTGTGTCTGTTGTAAGGGTTACCTGGGCCGCAGCTGCTGCAGCAACTAGAGCAGGATCTTTAGTAGTTGTAGTAGTACCAAAGTTAACTGAAGTAGGGCTTGTGAAATATCCTGTTCCATCCTCTCTATAGATTGCCCAGCCAAGAGTTGCTACTGCTCCACCACCATTTTCATAATACCAAAGTGTAAAGTCTTGGCTCTTATCTTCACCTAGGGTATAGACAGGGCTGTACTGGCTCCATGATGGGCCTTTGTCATACCACGCATTGATTGCTAGCTGACCGTCGATAAATAATCTAGCTCCGTCATCGGAGTATACAGCGTACATGATTCTAGATGCATCAGATGGTGCAGTGATAGTTCCTTCAAACTTAATAGCTACGTTGTCTGGATTAGCTCCTAGAACCGATCCACCACCCCAGTTATTTACAATCTGTGGGACTGTTGTAACTATTGCGGGAGTTAAGGTTTCAATAACAGATGTGTCTGTACTAGAAGTATTCCATACGGTTGCCGTAACACCGTTAGTTGTTGTGGTTACCGTAGAAGAGTCAGCAGCAGCTTGAGCTATAGATAAGTTAGTCGCATCATTTGAGACTACAAGGGTCTGAGCTTCGACAGCCGCAGTGGCCGAACTAAGAGAAGCTTGCGCATTATTTAAGTTAGTAGTTGCAGTCGCAACAACTGCTGTTTGAGAAGTAACAGCTTCTACAGCTGTAGTTGCCGCAGCTGCAGCTGAGTCAGCTGATTGGATAGCAGTTTCTACAGCTTGAATAGCTGTGTTAGCTGTTGTAACGGCAGTTTGAACTTCTGCGCTATTTTGTACCAACTCTACTTTAGCTGGTGTGTTAACAACTGCAGCTACAGTAGTTTCGGCTAAAGTGATGGCTACGTTTACAGTGGCAGTTGCTGTATCTACTGTAGATATAGCGTTAGCCAGGGCAGTATTAAGAGTGGATGCTTCTGGGGCAGGGGAAACTACTACCTGATCTGCTGAGGTAGGTAGTTCATCTGCCGATGCGAGTTGTGTACCAAACAAGTAAAGAAATAGTACTAGGATTAATTCTACGATTAATCGAAGTTTTCTTATGATGTTTCTCCTTAAGGTTATTGCTAGTTTAGCAGCACAAGGTGTATTTT